ATCAACATTGAAGTAATTCCCTATGTCTGGAGCACCCCAATACACAGGAATTGTTCCTGTGGCAAAGCAGTCCGTTAGTTTTTCGGTAAAGTATGTCTCATACTTGTCATTCTCTATGACAATTTGAAACCTATAATCGTTGGTATATTGGTGTTTATCATCCCACGGAGAGGTTCTATCCCCAACTCTTTTTGAGTTAGCAGCTCCTCCTACGATATCAATCTTGTCGTTTAGAGATTCCGCAATCTGATGACGAATCTCATGACCTATAGTTGTTCTCTTACTAGAAGCAAACATGGAGCAGTTTTTTGTCTTGTTGAAGATCTGATGATCTTTTATCCAAGGTAGGTTACTGCCAGAAAATGTGAAATGGAATTTCTCACTCTTTTTGTTATACTCACGATCAGAGAAAAAAATTGCATCATAAGATTCTTCGAGTTCTGGAATAAGCCGATCAAGCGAGTTACGAGGAATTGACCAAGCATGAAATATCGCCCTGGATTCACAGATCCATGCGATCTTTTTTTCTCCGGGTCTCTTTTGGTAGTTGACTCCATGAGGTATTGCCGAATCTATGAAGACTTTGATCGGACAATCTTCAGTAGTCCATTCAAACTTTTTGGGTTTTAAGTCTGAATTAGATGAATGTTGTGGTGAAAAGGGTGCGCCTATGGCCTGAATATATTCCATTAGTATAAAGTATCACTTTCTTACTAAAGTATATATCAGCGTCCCATGGTGTACTTGGCGATAAGTTCCCAGTCTCTTTTCTGACTATGTGGAATGATTTTTAGTCTGGCTAGAGACAGTTGTGGTTCCTTGTAGTCTTCTGTGTTTACAGCTGTGACCAAATTCCACTCTACTAGCAATTTTACTATCGTATTTCTACGACCAATATCGTCGTCTGATATGTCGCTTTTGAGACCATCCAAAAGAAACATCTCCTTGAAATGCATCAAGTAGTATCGTCCACGCTTATGTAGAATGTGGCATGACTGAAACAGTCGTTTTTCTGTTTTAGACGAGACCCCAAGCCGTGTTAGGGTTTCTTTCACCTTTAAGAAGTCTTCTTTTGATTTTAGGTTTATTTCTACCCCTAGACCATCCATTATACCATCAACATCATTTTCGTCCATAATTACTCCATGAATATAAAATATTTATATTAATGAAGATTCCCATGGTATGTTGATCAGGACCCACCCGTGTTTAGGGCCTCTTTAATGGCCTCTAGCTGCTCCCCTGAAAGCAACCTAGCGACTTCCTTGGCTCTAGTCTTAGAGTAGCCATAGAAGGCCATTATAGGCTCTAGGCTTGCATCCTCGTCCTTGTGCCACTTCCCATACCTTACCCCCTTGGTGAGTCTGTGGAGGAAGTAATCGTACTGCATCTTCTTATCCAATAATGGAAGCCCATTCATGGTGTTTGCATGAAAGACAGCGTCAGCATGGTAGGATAGAGACTTATTCACAACAAATGGAACATAGTTCTTCTCGGCCCCTGGGTCTTTCTTGAGAAGATCGACCTTGGTTTTATTAATAGAATTGAAGAATTCTGATAAATCCATTAATTGAACTCACAACTCATCATCAATTCGACCAAACATGCCACCATATTGATCTCATGGTCGCTAACAAAGGCCGCTTTGTATTGGTACTCCCCTAAAATGAGGATAGATGATGGTATTGAACTCTTGTTCATTGTCTCGTTCAGATTGTCGTAAATCTTACGAAAGATGTCTGTATGAGATAGGTGAATGTTTGTGGCAACCCACTTACGGACACCTGCAAAATCTTTTGCCTTCATAAACCCAATAAGTGCTTTAATCTCAACATCGGCAAGATTGACTAAAATACCTTGGTCAATCTTTCCTGAAGCAGAGTATCTCTGAAGTTCGTTCAGGATTCTCCTAAAGTCAGGGAAGTGCTTAGAGATGAGTCTAGCAAGAGCAGGTGGCTCATATTTGACACCCTCTTGGTCTAGAATCTTACCACATCTTGTAAAGATCTCTGTGCAGATCTGCTTCTTGTCTGTATCAGGGATGATAAAGTCAATGCAGGTGCAACGAGAGTGGATCGGTTCGATGATTCGTGATTTATAATTACAGGTGATGATGAACCTACAATTATTAGCAAATTCTTCAATGGCCCCACGCAGAGCAGGTTGTAGACTCTGAGAGTTGCTATAATCAAACTCATCAAGAATTACTGTCTTCTTGGCATCAGAAAATGATATAGTACTTGCAAATTGCCGAATCTTGTTTCGTAGTGTATCGATGTTGCCATCTTCGGAACAGTTGATCGTCAAAACATCTACACCAAACTCACTACACAGAGCCCTGGCAACTGTTGTCTTTCCAGTTCCTGCTGTACCTGCTAGGAGGATATTTTGTGGCTGACCTTTAGCAACCATGTCCTTGAAGGTTTTCTTCAAGGACATGGGAAGGATGCAGTCGTCAATCGTCTTAGGTCTATACTTTTCAACGAAAAGAAACTGAGTTGGATCGATGTTCATGTTATCCAGTATATGTGGAACTTGGTTCCATTGCAAACCAATACTTGAGGGAAGTTGACTCATTTTCAAATTGACCAACTAATGTCTTGGCGAATGAGATCTTATAATTTCCTGCCAATAGTCGAATATTGTCAACCTTAAAATTAAAGTTGAAACTCTTACCATTAGACGATCCATCAATCTTAATCTCACATATATTACTTGTTGGATCTGCACGATCCAGAACAACCGCATAGATGTCATCACCACGGTTCTGGAATGTAATATCTGGCAATTGAAGAATTGAACTTGCTCTAATCAACTCAGAGAACATCTCCTGAGTCATAGAGGCTTCAATGCTCGTTGATGGCATGTTAACACTCTTCTTAGGAATGGTCAGCAGTCGAGGCTCTGCGTAGAAATAATTAACTACAGTGTCATTCTGACCACGAATTCGAACATACTTATCCTCAAATTCGAATGTTGGAGATTGGAATAGACTAATAACTCCAAGGAACTTGTTTAGATCCCAAATACCAAATGGTGTGTCGAATGTTTCCTCTACTGTTGCCTCTGCCATACCAGACATGGATGGTGTGATTGTCTTAATCACATTTCCCTTTCCAATAAAGATATTGGAGTTCATAGAGGCGAAATTCTTAAGAATTGACAGTGTGTTCTTGCTGAGAGTAATTTGTGTTTCTGTGTTCATAATATAAATCCTTATTATTCATATTCTTCGAAGTCGTCAGACGAATCAACTTTATTTGAATTAAGATAATTCTTCAAGTTCTTTTTAGAAGAATGCTTCTCTGCATTCTTATCTTTATCGTGTGTTCCCTTGGTGGCTCGACCCTTTGGTGAAACTAGTTTTTTCTTTTGATTGTTGTTATCCATTAAAATTCTATCCAGTGAAATCCGTTTTTGTCTTCTATGTAAGTATACATCAATCCAGTGACCGTGTCAACCCATCTATCCCCAACATCAGCATTTAGTGGTGGTGTGTCTGAGTAAAAGAAATTATCAAAATCTGCCGTGAGCTCTTTCCACCCAGAATTCACCTTTGTTGGAACTGCGTTCTTGTTTCTCGTAACAGCCACAAACTGCTTTCCTTCATATTCTACAACATCACCTATGTTGTAGATTGAGTCATACCCTCTAGGATCAGACTTCCTATATGGGCCTCTATAATTTAGCTTTTCAGGTGTTCCCATTGTAGTATTTATGGAGAAAGTATCTTGCTAAAGTTATTTTTCTTCTCAAAAGTTATGGAATTTGTAAACTTATCGAGTATCTGATCTGCCTTATGGCTGATAACAAATACATTGGTTTTAGTTCCCAATGCGTTAAGAAGGCGAAGAACCTCATCTGTTCCAACAGAATCCAAGGATGAGTCAAAAATTTCATCCAATATTAAAAGATTACAGTTGACAGAGTTCTTTAGCTTTGCCACCTCTCTCCATGCTAGTAGGAGGGCCAAATCTATTCTCATTTTCTCACCTTCACTGAAGTTCATATAGCTAAATTCGTCTCGGTGTCTACTCTTTATGACTTCATTAAATTCTTCATCTATATTAAACTGAACGAAGAAATCCATAGCACGAAGATACTTATTAATGTATTTGTTCATGGCTGGTAGATAATGCTTGATTATTTTGATCTTAACACCATTATCCTTCAAGATATCTCCTGCCAGCTTATAGTAAGTAAGATCCTCTTTAAGATCTTCTCGCTCTCGCTTAAGGCGAACAAATGAATCTTTCTCTGCCTTTAGTGTGGTCTTTTCTTTTGCAAGGTCTAACTCAATCTTAGTAGATTCCTGAAGATACTTATTTTTGAAGGCCCGTTCAGAGTTCAATTGTCTGAGTGAAATATTTAATTCTTTTATTTCATCATCAATTGATTTTATATTACGTATATTTTCATCATATTTCTTTATGACCAATTCGTGACCACTCTTCACATCAGTAAGCTCATTAATTGTATCTTCTAAAGACTTAATATTATCATTCAAGTTTGTTATATTTTCTGCCTTCATAGAATCTGATAACTGAGTCTTACACTTTGGGCAAGTATCAGTTTTTTCATAGAATTTGATCTCTTTTTCAGAGTCCAATATCTTAAATGATGATTGTGATATAGCTTGATCATTATCTCTTAGTGATTTTCTAGTAAAATCAATGTTTATATTTTCAAACATAGAATCTCTCTTTGACTGTAGTGTAGAGACTTCTTCTAATAATACTTTTTCTTGTTCAGTATATTCTTTGATTTCTTCTTGAATCTTATGAATATCATTATTTAATCTGATATTAAGATTATCCACAATTTTATCCTGATATGATATCTTCTGTTCTTGTAGTTCTATCTTGTTTATGATATCCGTAACATTTTCCTTGGCTATTGTGAGTTTGGTCTTCAATACCACATTCATTGTTGTGAAAATATTGATATCTAGGATGTTCTCAATAACCGATCTACGGTCAGCAGCAGTTAACTGCATGAATGGAATAAACGCAGAACTACCAAGAATAACCACTTGGGTGAATGTCTTATAATTCATTTTTAAAATTTGATCTTCAAGAACATCCTGATAATCAAGATTTTTAGCGTCTTGATTTAATAGGATTGTGTTCTTGTGGATTTCAAATATCTTTGGAGACAATCCACGGATTATCTTGTACTCATCATCTCCTATACAAAACTCCAACTCAACCAAGCAACTCTTCTTATTAATGGAGTTGTTTAGCTGTCCAAGATTGATCTTTCTGAATGGCTTACCGAACAGAGCGAATGTTATTGAATCTAAAAAGGCAAAGCTTTTTCCGCTTCCGTTAGTGCCACACACCAAAGTTGTAGAGTTCGCATTTAAGTTAATCTCAGTAAATGTGTTACCGAATGATCCAAAATTCTTAAACTTTATTTTTTTGAATGTTATCATCTAAAATTTTACCTTCAACTACCATTGATCTAAAAGATACCTTATCATTGTTGTCGAACAACAACTGGTCTGCCGTTTTCTTGAATTTAAGATTTTTTTCTTCGTCGGTCATAGACTTAGACTTTCCATATAAAGATCTTTAATAATAACCTTTAATTTATTCTTATTTTCAATATCTTCCATATTGTCTATCTCTTTGGAGATTATTGCGATAGTGTCTTCACTTACATCTACTTCTAGATCATCCATCTTGGATGTTATGCTGGTATCTTCAATCAATTGAAGTTGCTGTATACCAACCTTTGTCAAGGACTCTATAAAGGTATCAAATAACTTATTATTCTTCTTATTGACAACAATAACCTTTATGAAGCCATTTGCGTATTTATTATACTTAACCTTTGCCAGTGTCTTTGCAAAGGTTGAACTAGAGTCATCATATCGAAGAGTAAAGAAGATATTATTTACATTCTCAATAAACTCTAACTCACGGGTTTCTGTGTCAAAAATATGAAACCCCTTCTTAGACCCAATATCAGCAAATGATAATTGATATTGTGTTCCAAGGTAAAATATATTCTTGTGAGTCTGCTTGATATGAAAGTGCCCAGACAGTACCTTGTCGTGGTTG